GACAGCAGTCGTCTTACCCATTCGCTCTTCAGCCAACTGGCCAATATCGTTCCCGAATTGCTGCGGGTTGAACGACGCGACGTGCATTCCGATCATGTTTACAGCAACATTTCGGTCCATCGGATCTTCAGAGCGTAGCCATTGCAGCATTTGCTCATCATCAGCCACGTCCTGCCCCGCCGCACGGTCTGCGTTGATGCGCTTCTCAAGTTGCTGTGCTGCAAGGTCGAATTTTCCGTTGCGCGCTGCCGAATAGATTTCCGCTGCCTGCGTGAAATCCGTGCGGCGCTGATTAGCGTCCAGCGCGTCGGCCTGCGCTTTCAACTGAGTTCCAAATTCAGGATATTTCACCATGAGGCGGCGATATGCGGCAGGATCAGGCTGACCCGACAGAATGCCATCAAGTTCCGCTTGAAAAGCATCGTCACGCGCTTGCTTGCGAGCTTCAGCGTCCATGTTCATACGGCCTTGCTGAAGCTGTAGCTGGCCTAGCAGGTTGCGCGTATCGTTAAGCTGCATATCCCCATAATCAGGGACAAGGCTTTGACCAGCCTTGAGAATTGAGGCAAAATCGACAGGGCCTGCCATTAGAATAGCTTTGACGTATTGGAGAGGATCGCATTGATATTGGCCATCGCGCCAACATTTGCGGAATTGCCAATAGAATTGGAACTGGGCAGCGCGAATCGCCCTGCGATGTCGCTAGCCATTTGTCCTGCATTGCTCCACATTCCAGATGAGATGCCGCCGCGCGTGGCAATGCCCGTCGCGTTATTTGCCCCCATCTGTTGCAATAGGTTCATGATATTCTCAGTGCTGCCAGTTGATGCGGCAGCGGTTGCGCCCGTTGCGCCCAAGCCAATATTGGCCAGCCCCCCAAGGTTGCCGAGTTGCCGCTGGATCAACTGTGCGAAGGTATCCGCGCCAAAGTCAGCCAAACCGCGCTGCGTATTGCCGCCTCGAATGCCGCCCGTTGCCGCTGCGTTCTGAAGAATTGCCTCTTCACCATTACGGTAGAGAGATTCATAGAGCGGAGAGGCTTTGATACGGTCAAACGCAGATTGTGTAGCCTGATCGCCATTAACGCCAAGAAGGTCGCCAATGCCCGTTACAGCGGGGTTGAGAACAGAGCGCGCGCCTGCATAATCGGCGCGAATACCTTCATAGTTCGCCTGCGACTGATTGATAGCCTGTTGCAGCTTGGCAGACATTTCCGCCTGAGCCTTCGCAGACGCCTTTTTCGCGCTGTTAGAGCCGATCAGGCTAGTGACGCCCTTTAAGACTGTTCCAAACAAACCCATTGCAATGTCCGCGCGTTGACGATGCGAACCTAATCCGCCGCCGCCCCCATCGGTGCAATTGAACCTTTGGTGTTAGGCGACGCGCACCTGTAGGACAGAGCCGTTGCGATAAACCCCGCCAATAGCCACTCCGCCCGCCGAAGCTGCTGCGTCATTGGCATAGTTTCCAAGCCCAGATAAAGATGGCGCGTTCAATGTCTTTCCATTGAACGTCTCCTGCCCATCCTGCGTTGCCAAAGTCCCCGAGAACGGCAGAATGAGATCAGTCACGCCCTGAGCGCGCAGAGTGACGGAGAAGCCGCCTTCAACCAGTGCTGCCCCAAGCCCGAGACTCAAAGTCAGGAATGAGCCGTCGTCCGATGCTGTCAGGCCATGACCCAGCTTTAGAACGCGTTCGTTCGGCGCGCCGTCATTGGGGGAGAGCGTCAGGAAGGTTGCATCCTGAAGCGCGCCCGTTGCCTGAGCCGTCGATGATGCCAGCGCCGCAGTCTCGTCCGTGGCGAATGTCAACTGCTCGAACGCCTTGACCGCGCGCGGATCATTGGGGAACAGGCCCGACAGGACGTTGCGCGTCAGGCTATCGGAAACACTCACACCGCAAGCCCTTCGATCTGAGCCTCACACGCGGCAATGCCGGGAAAGCCACCACGCCCACGAAACCGCAGGCCGAGATAGTTCGAGAATTTCAGATTCGGACGCCATACTGTGCGCTTCATGCGCTGCCCAAGCGGCCCTGTTGCCTGTGTGCGCTCAATCGAGAACGTCTGTCCGTCGCGGGTGATCGACATTGCCGCCGTTCCAGAGCCGCGCCCCGTCAACCCGACAAGTTCAATCTGCCGAACAATGCCGCCCGTTGCGCTGCCATAGACCAGCCCGCAATCAAAGCGCCATTCGGGCAACGTGCCGAAGTGAGTCTCAATATCGTCTGTCAGGAATCCGATTTCGCCGTTCGGACCGCCCACGACCATGCGCCCATAGGCGGAAACGGCATGCCGAATATTGTATGTGCCGTCCGTTTCAGCCTCATACCAGACGAGTTCATTGGCTTTCTTGGACGCCTCAAGCAGAAATACCCAAGATTTTCCGCCGGGCAGGTGGACGATCAACCGTCGTTCGCCGCGTGTGCCGCGCGCTTCGATTTCGATCAGCGTCGCGTCCGTCACGGCGTCCAGATCGTCGTCAATCGTGCGCGTTGAAATCCGCTGTGCCGTGCCTTGGCCTGCAATCCAGACGGACAGCCCTTCGTTCTTCGCTCCACCGACAAAGGCGAACGTGCCGTCAATGGTGCACTTGGCGCGCGGCCCGACGCAGCCATAGGGAATTGTCGCGCCACGGATCGTCTGGAACGGGAAGCCATTGCCGCCGACGTTTCTGAATACCTGGACGGTATGACGGCCAAGCACCTGCGCCTCGTTGGCGACCTTGACCAGCCCGACAACCATATCAGGGTCTTCCTCAGCCGAGCCGTATTTCAGCGGCTTGACCGAAGTCGGGTCCGATAGTTCCGTCACAACAACGGATTCGCCGTCCGTCGTCATGTAATAGCCGTCAATCCAGATCACATCATTGACAGCGCCGAGATCAGGGTCTGTCACCTGCGAGAGCGTCGCACCGTCGAAATAATAGAGGCGGTTGCCCGAGTTGATCGCCAGCCGGTCGAAACCATAATCAAACGCGCATGGCCCGCCATCGCCAACGTCGCCAACCTCAACCCACGCGCCAAGGTTTGTGACGTAGCCGAAGCGTGTTCCCATCACGCGATAGCAGCGTTCATTCCAGAATATTCCGCCACGATCAGCGCCCGGCCCTGTTGCCGTCTGTGCAGCGCCCGAGGTCGTCCGCAGTTGCCCCTTCGAGATTCCGGATTCAATGACGACCGGCTCAAGGTTCTTCGGATAGGACTGCTTGAATTCGGCCTGATTGCTGCCGACAATGCCCGAGAGCAACGGAAGCTGCATTCACGCCTCCGTGATGAAGGGTTGATCCATGCCCCATGAGCGATTGCCCATGCCGCGCGGCGTCTTGTTCGGATATTTCATCGTTGGCACGTTCGCAGGCGCATAAGTGGCGAGGAAAACGTCATAGGCCTGCGTGATCGACTTCAGCGCATGAGGCGAGAGCGTCTTGCCGTGAATGGATGCCAGCCGCTTGGCAAGTTCGCCCGCCACTGCGTCAACAGCATTGTCAGGCAAGCCCGACGGATCTTCCGGCGCGCCCTGCCCATAGGTCGGCTGATCGTATGTCACCATCGTCCACGGCCATCGTTTCATCTGTGCGTTCAGATGACGAAGCGCCGCGTTGACCTCTTCAGGTTCGCGGCCAAATTCGTAACCGGGAAGGCCGCACAGTTCAAAGGCGAGTTCGATAATCTCGCCCTTGGACTTGCCGCCCGGATCGATGGTGATTGAGATCGTCACTCGGCGGCCTTGCGCTTCGAGCCACCCTTGCGACCATCGCCGTCATGGTCGAGCGGGTCTTTGCCGTAATCGTGCCAGCCATCCTTGCGGGCGTCGGCTTCGGCTTGCGCATCGTCAACGATGTGGAAATCATCGCCCTTGAAGAGCATTTTCGGGAATTCGTAGAAGTCCGCGCCTGTCGTTTCAGCGGCCATGTCAGTTCCCCTGCCCGGATGCGATGAAGAGATTACCGTCCGCTGCCGACGCAATGACGCTGTAACGCTTCGGCCCGCGCGGCACCGTAATGCGGATTAGATTACCCGGCGGAACGATCATGTCCGCAGTCGTGGCAAGGCGCGCATCAGCCGCCTGTAAACAGACGAAATAGGCCATCGCGGTTGTCGATGAATTGTAGAGCGCGACAGACGTCACGCCTTCCTCAAGCACCCCATTTGCCACCGCCGAAGCCGTGGTTGAGTTCGCAATCTGGACGGTTGCGCCATAATCAGGATCAAAAGGCCTCATTGCCATACCCCTCAAAACGGGCGGGAGCCGAAACCCCCGCCCTCATTGGTTACTGGTTGGCGATGATGATGCCGCACTGTTCCGGCTCAAGAACCGTTGCCGCGTAGAGCGTGGTGCAGCGAATATCGACCTTGCCAGCAAGGTTGGTGAAGTTCGCAGACATCAGCAGCGGGACACCGTTCTTGGTCGTCGCCGTCATCACAGCCGCGCCCTGCCCGTTCGGGAAAGCCAGCTTGCCATAGTCGAGCGTGACAGCGCCCTGCGTCCAGAACGCGTTGACCGGCTTGGTCGCAGTGTTCAGGAAGGTCAGAGCCGCCGAGTTCGCAGCGGCTGCCGTGACGTTCTGATAGGGGCCGGTTGCGATGATCGCCGGGGTGATCGTCAGGTTAGCACCGCCGCCGGCAACCGAGATGACGCGGAAGGTCATCAACTGGCCCGTGTCGGACTTGTCGATCTGGTGCACCGCGTTCAGGTTGGCGATGGTGAACGCGTCACCGGCCTTGATGTTGGCGATGTTCGCACCGGCAACGTTCAGCACCATGCGGCGGTTGTCGGTCGGCACTTCACCGGTCATTGCGGTCGGCGTGAACGACTGCGCACCCGAGACGGTCGTGCCCGAGACAGTGCCCGTAACAGTCAGGTTGGCGACGTTGTCCGTGCGGAACGTAGCAAAGCCCGCGATGTCCGGAACCTTCGAACGCTCATAGGCGTCCTTCGAGCGGTCGCCCAGATAGGCGCGGTTGCCGAGGTCCTTGGCGATGTCCTTGTAATCGAACGGGTTGAGGAACATCTTGCGTTCACGGCCTGCGCCAATGCCGCGCGACAGAAGCAGAGCCTCAGCCGTTGCGCCATCGTCCCAAGTCAGAGCTCCGGCCTTCTTGACGACGATGCCAGCCTGAGCCGCAACGGTCGCATAGAGGTTCTTGTCGATTTCAGCAGCGAGACGAGCCGCAGCTGCATCGCCCATACGGCGCTTGTGATCGGGGTCGCGCAGTTCCTTGCCGTCGAACGTGTAGACAACGTTGTCAGGGGTGCGGAACACGGTCGGAACCTGACGCTGGATGACGTCGGTCTTGGTCGCCGCCGAAACGTCAAGGCCGGTCACAACCGAGGCGTTGTAGTTCTGCGGGCGATAGAAGGTGTCAGCAGCGCGCTGCATCGACTGCGGGTCAGGAAAGCTGGACTCCGCTTCACGGCTGATAACGCACGCAGCGTCATAGCCTTCCACGAAGTTTTCGAACATGATTTCAAGATCTTTGGTGAGCGAGTTTGCCATTGTGAAATTTCCCTATTTTGTGAGAGATCAACCGCCGCGCTTGGCCGCCAGATATTCCGAGTAATCCCCGGTCTTTTCTGCCTTGGCCTTCAACGCAGCGAGACGCTTGTCACCCGAGCCAATGCTTGCGGACCCTGCCGCCACGCGTTCAACTGCGGGTGCTGCCTGCCGTTTCGCCATCGTGATTTTTCCTTCCATGCGCGCGATTTCAGCAGCCAGTTTGATGGGGTTGGTGATCTGGGATATCGCGGCCAATTTCGCGGGATGCTTGCCGAGCGCGTAAACAACGAGCGCCGGATTGCCTGACGCCTGGATGATCGTCGCTTGCTGTGCGAGTGACAGCGTGTTCGTGACGACATCCTTGGCAAGGTCCATATCAGGGGCTTTGAGAAGGGCTTCCTTTTCGCGGTATGCGTTCAGGTCGTCCTGCCACTGCTTTTGGACCTCTTCCTGCGCTTGGGCGACTTGGGCGTTCTGTGCCGCGGCCTGTTCCTTGCGCTGGTTCCACGCCAGCAAAGCAGCTTCGAATCTGTCCTGATCGCCTTCGCAATCGTCCCACAAATCCGGCTTGGGTCCGACTTCGATTGTCTCGGTCTTTCCCCCTTGGGTAATCTGTTCGTCCTTGCGACGAATGACTTCCCGAAGGTGCTTTACGAGCGCGCTGTCGCGTTCTCCCGAGGCTGGCGCTGCCTCATCGTCGAATTGGACTTGGAGTTCATCGGTTTCGTCGGACGTATCCGGCGCTCCCTGTTCCTCGCCTTCGTCTTCGGCATCGTCGTCCGCGTCATCACTGATCTGGTCTTCGAGTTCCAAGACGTCCAATTCGCCATCTGCCATTTTCAACCCTCATGCTCTCACCAATTCACGGCTTGGCGGTTGCCGACGCGGTGAGGGTTAAAAACTGGTATGGCGTGGAGCAATTGAACCTTTGACGCTAAAGGCCCGCAACGCGCCCCATCGGATTCAGCTGCCCCGTTGCCTTGGCCAGCGTTTCAACACGGCGGGCTTCGTTCAGGCTGACTTCGGAGCCGATCTTCTTGACCGTCGCCATATCCTTTGCCGCCTGAGCCTGTAACGCCTGCCCCTGCGCTTCAGCCAGAACCTGCGTCGGGTCGGGCTGTGCGTTCTGCGCCATTTCAGACGCCTGCGCGGCCTCCTCCTCATTCGGTTCAAACAGGCCGAGATCAAGGCCGCGACGACGCGCGAACTGACGCAGATCGTCAATGCCTTCTCCGTCCGCGTTGTAGACCGCCGTAATCAGGCAGGCTTGTGCGAATTCCTGATCGCCCGCCTCCATTGCAGCTCGCGCCATGTTCAGCGATGCCTTGACAGTCTTGTCACGGCGCGTGGCAGTCGTTTCGGTGACGTCCGCGATGACCTTGTAATGCCCAGCCTTGAAGTCGTTGCGGATCATGAACGCGCCCGTGCTGTCGGTCGCCGGTTCACGCAGGATCGCCGTGCCGTCGTCGCCTTCCTCGTCCATCGTCTCGACTTCACGGCCCTCTTCGAAATAGCAGTCCTCGGCCATCTCAAGATAGATTTCACCGCCGCGCTGGATCGACATTTTCACATTATCGAGCGGGATGTTGGAGCGGGCGTCAACGCGCGTCGCTGCAATGTCCATCGCCTCCGCAGACGTATTTGCGCGCACCTCGTCGGGGTCGCTGTCTTCGTCGGCAAGGTCGGCGGCGGCGGCCTGCAACAGTGCGGCCGTGACAGGCGCAAGCTGCGGCGGCGATACATTGCCAATCGGCCCCATGTGGACGACGTTGCCCGCGTCATCTCGCAACGCCTTTGCCAAGAGATAGGGATAGCGGTTGATGTTCTGGTCTGCCCACATCTGCCCGATTTCGCCCGGCACCTGATCGGGGTCGAAGATCGGCACCTCGCGCGGGGCAAGGGCGTCCGTCTCGGCCAGCTTCGACACCTTGGCGTTGTAGAGCCGTTGCGCGTCCATTTTCTTGGACACATAGCCACGGAACCGCTCGACATTATCGACATACCAGCGCCGGAAATAGATCGGCACAACTGGGATGGATCGGCCCGCGATGAAGCCGCAATCTTCGACAACCTCGGCGCCGGTCAGTTCATATTTACGGATGCGGCACCGCTTGCGTTTCTGCTCGGTAATCGTCCAGCCAAGATCGCGATATTGCTTGCGGTCCTCGGCGTCGATGTCGTCGGCCCAATGCCGTTCTTCCGCGCCCGACATGCGCTGCTTGAAGATCAGGAGTTTGTCCATCACCTCTTCGCGCTCGTAATATTCGCACAGGATTACAACCTCTGGCGTGAACATGTCATAGTTGATCGTCCGGCGCTCTTCGGGCCATGACACCTGCACGGCCTCGCCATATTCTTCCTTGAACGCGTCAACCGTGTAAGCGGTCAGGACGAAGCAATAGCGGGCGTCGCGCTTGTCATAACGCTTGGAGTTCGGATCGAAGAACACGCGCTGATCGGCATCCACGATGGGCATTGCCGGAACGACGCGCTGGTGGTCATTCTGGGGGTCATATTCGTCCTCAAGTTCATTCTTGAGGCGGAATGCACCAAAACCGCCTGCGAAAGCCTCTTCAACCGCAAGGTCAAGGGCTTCCTGCGCGCCGTATTTCTGGAAGTCCGCGCGATAGATGCCATCGAGCGTGTCGGCTGTGTCCTGATCGCCCTTGCCGTTCGCTGGGCGGTAATCCGGCACGATGCGGTTCTCGCGCCAATCGCGGACCATTTTTTCAAAGCCGCGACTGATCTTGTCGATTTCAACGCGGATGGAATTCTCGAATTGCTCGCCCCACTGGCCTTCCCACATGGCGCCAGGCACTGAGATAAACCGGCGGCACTGGATCGCGTGTTCGCGGATCTCCATCTGCGGGATGACGGCTTCCTCAAACCGGCGCATCGCACGATCATGCACGGCAGTCAGGTCGGCTGTCTTAGGGGCTTCGTCTTCCATGCCAGCGGGGTTGGCGTTGGATGGATGGCGGCGCAATTGAACCTTTAGCGGCCAAACGCAGAACGCATCGACGGGATGGAGGCAGGAACAGTCTCTTCCTTGCGCGGCTTAACAATAGCGGGGAACAATTCAGCCAGCGCCCAGATCAGCGCATCGGCACGGTTTGGGCTGCTTCCTCCGATATACCCGTTTGTCGTAAACGAGGTGAGTTCCTCTTCCAGTTCATTGAACCGGCCAACGTGGCGAATTTTTCCATTCTCATACAGGGCGGAAAATGGCTCAGCGCGGACAACCTTTCCTCGCGTTGCCGTCACCTGCTTGAATGGCGTTCGTGGCCGCGCGGTGTCCACGACGTGCTTGACCATCGCCCCGCCATAGTTCGTCTCGCCAACCACAATATCGGCTTCGTGGCGGTCAAATACGGACGCCACAACCTTACCCCACGTCGCTGGACCAGCCTTTACCGTTGCGTCTTCGAGAACATATCCATTGCCGTCTGTGCCAATGCCAACGGCGACAATCCCGATTGCGTCATTGTCCGCGTTGTCTGCATCGCCAGAGCCGGAAGGATCGACGGCGACTGCAATGCGCACCATGTCGGGAACAACGCCATCAGTGACGCGCCATGTCTCGATAACATCTTCCGAAAACAGCGCGCCCGCCACAGCCTCGCCAAATTCACCTTCAAGAAACCGGCGGCGCATCCGTCCTGACATCGCCTCAAGAGTCTCGATATAGTCTCCAGCGATGTTGTCTCGGTTATCCTGCGGGTTGATCTTGAACCAAGCGTAATCCTCGGGTCGTGCAAATTCGACCTTGGTGTCCGGGTCAACTTTCTGAATGAATTGCCGATATGACCAGTGCGCCTTTGATGGAGGGTTTTCGTCGTAATAGACACGAGGGCGCAGCGGTCGCGCTTGCCCGTCAACCACCTGGTCAACCTGTTGCGCCAAGCGGGTAATCGCCATCTGCATCGACGCATAGGGAATCTGCGAACACTCGTTGAAATACAGCGTTACAAACTCCATCCCAAGAACCTTTTCAGCGCGCTCGGGATTGTCCAGACCGGCGAACCAGATTTCCGCTCCGTTCGGCAGAGTGGCAAACCAATCTTCCTTGTTCAGCTTGTAATCGACGCCGGGGAACGCCAGCCGCATGACCTTGGGGAATGTGTCAAGAACGACTGAAGCCTTGACTGCATTGAACCGGAAGCGGAACACCACGTGACGGCTGTTCGGAGCCTTGAGCGCCCGCATAACCACCGCCCGCACAAGCAGGAACGTCTTGCCAGATCTGGAGCCGCCAAACAGCATGACATGCTTTGCATTGCTGGCGAGAACGGCTTGGGCTGCTTTCTGCTTTGGCGTCAGGCTAAAGGTCTGCGTCATGGTCCTGCGTGACGACCGTCACACCGCCCTTGTGTTCAATTTCCTGCTTTGCGCCGTAGTCCTTGCGGTTCCACATTCCAATAAGCCTAAGCCGCGTGTCGATGCGGACGCGCTTGTCAGACGGGTCGCCCGGTTCGTCCGCAATCTGGATGCAGTCATCGGCCATATGATGCGTTCCAAGTTGTCTCGCGCGCGCGGACATGTTGGCAAACTCTTCGTCCTTTTGCTCCCAATCCCACACTGTTGAGAAGTCGGGCATGTGGTCATCAGCGCAAATTTTGGACAGAGGCTCACCGTGCGTCAGGCGCCGGATGATCTCAGCGACCGTTTCAGGAGTTTTCTTGGTCGGACGTCCCATAACCTAACCTCCTATCCCGTCATCATCGCCGCCGCATTTGAACCCTTGTTCGGCGTATCTGAGTTTGCGACGGTCGGTTCGTTCAATCATGCCGCGCCGTTTCAGTTTGTGGATGCGCCGCCGAACCGCGTGAGACGTCCTGTCAAGCTGCGTGGCGATGTCATCGGCAGTTCTGGACACTGACACCAGATATGCCAGCTTATGGTCGTCTGAGGGCATCCAGGGGCGAAATAGACGGGCATGGCTATTGTCGAGACGGTTGGCGCGCTGAATTGCCCGTTCAAGGCGCTCGGACTCGCCAAGAGAGAGTTCGCGCGTGGTGGAGAGGGTTTCCAGATCGGCAATGAGATTGAGAGCGGATTGAAGCGCGGAGTGGCGGGCGGTGATGATGAGGTTGCGGGTCATTGGTCGATCCCATTCTTGCGGTGAAGATCACAGCGGCGAATTTCAGGCCACTTGGTTTTTCCAATGACCTGCGCAAACTCCTTGCCGCATTCAGCGCATGGCGCCGACCATGTGACGAGCGTTGTCGCGTCTCCGTTTTTCATCACGAAGGGGTTGTGCGCGCTCGCCGTGAAAGGCTGTCCGTTGATAAGGATCACGCTACCAACCGGCATAGCGCTTCCCGGAAAAATCCGGTTCGCTTTACGCCCAGACATGATCTGCCCCAGTCCAAGCTACGGTCCGAAGGCTGCCCCAGTTGTGGTTATATATCCCCCCCTTATAAGGGGGGGTATATATACCACTGGGGCAACGGCCTTCGCCTGCCACAGTTTGCCCCAGTTTGCCCCAGTTAAAATTGACAACTGGGGCAGACGGTTTTCTGCGGGTTTGATTAGCATTGTTGCGCGCGCAATAGGTCGATGCCGATCCTGCGCACAAGAGTTGCCCCAGTTTGCCCCAGTCACGCATTACCAACTGGGGCAAGCGCGCAAATCCGTGCATTTTCAAACGTCGATCCATTTTCCGACCCCCACATATTCGCGCGTCATGCGCTTATGGTCTTCGTCCTCGTAGATGCGCAGAACGTCGTTCTTGACCCACTCTTTGATGATCGTCTGGAGCCGCTTTTTATCGTCCTGAGGGTCCATCTCCAGCAGGGTGGAGATGATGTTGCCGACCCAGTCAGACGAGCGAACGTCCATCCGATACTTGCCTTCACCGACGGCATTTTGAACGCGCCGAGTCTTGTCGAGAGAGATGCCCGCGAAGGTGTCAGGCCATCCCCAAGGGCAGGCGACGCCCACCTTGTCGCCATTGTCGAGATCGACATTGTTCATGCGGAACCAGTCCGCTTTTTCAGCGGGCGCGAGGTTGGCCTTGTCGTTCGCAGTGCGGAAGTGGAACGACGCCTGATCGGGCTTGATGCCTGCCAGTTCCGCTTCGTCCTTGGTCATGCGGTTGTAGACGACGACCGAGCGCGCGGCATCCGTAATCGACTTGGCGCCGCGTGCGCTGTCCGTCGTCGTTTCCGTGCCATTGCCCTTGCGGACATGGTGGACCAGGTTGATCGAGCAATTGCACAAATCGGCAATGCGGCCCCATTCCTTGGCGACCATGTCCATGACGCGGTTGTCGTTTTCGCTTAGCGAGTGGCTTGAGACGAACGGATCGAGGATCAGCACATCAATCTTTTTTTCCTGCAATTCAGCGATGATGTTGTCCACGACAGGCCGCACGATGCGCGCGCCGCTGTCCATCTCTTCGGCAATGATGCACGGCTGTTCACGACCCGAGTCAACATAGAGACGCCCTTCGACGTCTTCGGGCTGGATGTTGAAATACTTGGCCGTGGCGTGAAGGCGGCGCTCTGTTTCTTCGAGCGGGTCTTCAAGATTGTAGAGCCAGACCGAGAGCGGCCCTTCGCCAATCTCTTTGCCGTATATGGCGCGATTTGAGGCCATTGCCAGCGCCTCCCCGATCTTCACCGAGGATTTGCCCACACCGCCCGCTGCAACGTCCACAGAGAGGAATTTGCGCAGCAGGTGACGGCCATAGAGCCACTTACGCGGCGGAATATCCGCTTCGGCACGCCAGACAAAGGCATTGGCCTTGACCGGCTTGCGCGGCTGCACAGGCTCACCCCAAGGAGGCGGCATGTCATCGCGGATAGGCGCGACATTGGACGGAAATTCCGTTGGCGCCGGAACGTCGGCAAACGGATCATATTCATCAGACACGCGCAAAGCTGGCCTCCTTCACCCCCGGCAAGCGGGCAGAGGCCATCACAGCGCGCCCAAGTTGATTTTTATCGACGCCCGGCCCTGCCAGCAGCGTTTCGACACGCAGCGCGGACCATCGTTGATGCAGTCCGCCCACCGCCAGAACGCCGGGCAGATAGCCGCCTTCGCGCTCCGGTTGGTGGCGGCTTGCCAAACGCAGAGCAGCCCATGCTTTGAAGAAGTTGAAGCCGTCGGCATAGACGACCGGCGAGTCCATCTCGGCATCAGCGCCAATCAAGGCGCGCTCGCCCTTGGCGTCACCCCAAAGCCGCGTTTCATGTGTACGCGGCGACCAGAGAACGACGTCGGAAATGTCGAGGTGCGTCCAATAGGGATCGCCTGCTACAAAGCCGACAGCGCCGCCAATCCAGTCCTGTTCGTCATAGCGCATCACGCGGAACGGCATCGACGCGAAGAACGCGCCCGGCTCAGGATTGATTTCGAGCAGGCGATGGATCGACGCGCGGCCAAGTTCAGGCTTTGCGTCCCACCATGCCCGGCCCACGGTTGCCGACGCCAGATCAGTTTCACGCGCCTTATAGGCTTCGCGGGCAAGTTTACCCTGCCAGCCTTCGCAGATCATCAGCACGGGATGCCATGCAGGCGAACGCGCCCATTCCGAGAGCGTGGCGTGGCGGTCATCCGTCAGCGCGTTCAACTCTTCAAGGAGCGCGATGAAGTCAGCGTCTTGCCGCATCATGCCGCGATCCTCCCGACAGGCGCACCGCACTCGCGCAGAAAGCCCAAAGCCTCTTCGACAGAGCGCGCAATAGTCGCGTGAAAGCCATAGCCCGACAGCCGATCAAGCCATTCGCGCTGATTATCGGAGACAACGCCCTTGGGCACCTTGAATTCGATAAAGCAGATGCCGCCCGGCCAGATGCACATGACGTCGGGAAAGCCCGTCGCAAGGCCCTCTTTCTTGACCTGCCGTTGCTGCCAAGGCGTGCGCTTGCCTGCATTCGGAACTGCGACGACATGCACAGACGGCCCGACATAGCGCAGCGACCCGCGAAACTTCGCTTGGATGTCAATTTCCGCCATTGCGACGCTGCCTTTCATATTCGAGCAGCTTCGACGCCGTTTCCAATTTCAGGTTGAATTGGTTTTTCAGGATCGAAACCGAGACGGTCGCGGGATCGCGGCACAATTTGAGAAAGGCGCTTGCCTCATTGACGCGGGCATCGACTCGGCCAGGCGAATAGGATTTGAAGCGGCTGCGGGTGTAGGTCATGCCGTCACCGCCTTTTGCCGCTTCACACCGGCCTGAATGGTCGAAGTGTCGCGGTTGAAGATCGCGGCAATGCGCGGGAAGGAATATTTGCGTGCGCGCAGATAGACCCACATTTCCTTGCGAGGACGCACGAACTTTGCCAGCCGCGAATCCGACATCACATCATCGAGCGTCGTACCGTGGCGCGCGGCAATCACTTCCAATTCCTTGCGGACGATGGAGGGGATTTCAGATTGCGGTGTGGCACGCTCGCGATAGGTCTTGGCGCACTGGATGCAGCGGCCCGTTGAAGCTGCACGCTCTGTGGTGTGGCAAGCATCGCAACGGCGCCCGTGGAAGCTAGTCTCCCGCGCCTTCAACGCCGCCGCACGCAATTCGGCAAAGCGCCGATCTTCACGGGCGCGCTCATTCGTGCGCCGATGACATTCGACGCAATGGCCAGAATGCACATCCTTGAGCGACGTTTCGCAGCGCGGACATTCCGCACCGCGATAGAAGTTGAAGCCCTGTTCACGGGCTGCCGCGCGCGGCGAAACCTTGCGTTCGCTCACCGTCGCCTGATCGACATATTCAAGGATATGCACCGGCACGCAGACGCCACACTTGCGCCAATAGCCGACAATGCCCTGAGCCAGTGCAATCGAGCCTTGCGTCAAGGCTGCGCGCTCATCGATGCCAAAGGATTGCTCGCTCATTTTGCGGCCCTCCGCTTGGCGCGATAGTCGCGCATGTAGAGCGTGAAACATGGCGGGCATTGGCCGTTCCATGTCCGGCGCTTGGTTGAGCCGCATTTCGGGCAAGGCGCGCCTTCGTAAAAATCGACATTGGCGAGGATTGCAGCTTGTCGCGCGTCATTCGTGACGCCGCGCCCGGCATTCCAGTTGCGGATATAGGTGACGCCATCTTTGCGAGTAACAGTCTGGATCACAGCCCTGCCTCCTCAAGATCGCGGTTCATCATGCGCGTGATATGGCCTTGGATGGCGGCCCGACGGCGCTTCACATAGGCGCGCGTTTCGGCGCTGTTGCGGTTCTGATCGACCATGCGTTGCAGGCGACGGCGCGCGAGAAATGTGCGGATCACGCTGCAATCCTTTCAGCACGAACGATCAGATTATTCAGCGCGGCAACCGCCTCACGAAGATCGGGCAGCATCACGAGCAATTCACGATGCGTGACACGCGGCCCGCCATCCGATGACGGAGATTGCGCAACGGCAAGGCGATGCACCGACGCAGACAGCGACGGCAGCGCGTCAACCTCATGCACTGTCAAAGGCACGTTGCGGGCACCATAGAGCGCGGAATACGGGTCCAGATGCTCACCGCCGTAGATCGCACCAATGCGGGCGATGGTGGCAGCGTTCAGGTCCGCAGTTTCATTGCGTGCGTTTCGGATGGTGCCGACCGAACAGCCCAGCTTGTCAGCGGTGTCTTGGTCAGTTTCGCGCGTCTGCGCCTGAATTTCGCGGATGATAGAGGCAATCGCCGCCCGCAAAGACTTTTGCGTTGGCAGGCACATTGGCAACAACACATTCTTGCCGAGTTCCGACATAACCAACCTCATGAAAGGAGTTGAGAGAAAGTGCGCGGCGGCCATCCTTCCAATGGACCTGCGACCCGAAAGCCGCCGCGCGAGGTGCCCGCACGTGACTACGGCGCGGGAGGAGAGAGAAAGTGGCGTTGCTGTCCTTCGAGGGAGTCATGAATTCCCGCTTGCCCGTGCCCTCGTTGACGCTTTCGCGCAGGACAGCCGTCGCACTCGCCGCCACGGTCGGGTTCAGGAGGAGTCCACTCGGTTGAACATTGGAGACGGACGGGGCGAAGGGAGCCAACCAGACCCCGCCCGTCTCACCTTGGTTGCGACCCAAGGAAATCATG